TTTGCCATAATATAATATATAATAAAATTAATAAAAATAAAAGGGAGTGGAGACTAAGCTCCACCCTCTTTTAAAATAATTGTGCTTATTTCATTAACATGAAATTGTTAGCACCTTGTGTAACTAAGCATCTTTCAGAAAGCATATGAATTTGCATCGCGTCTAAAGCAGATGTAGCAGCGCCAACAGAACCAGTAACCCAAGTTTTCATTTTTCGGTCATCAGTTTGTGAAGCTCTATATCTAACATGTAAGAAAGGACGTTTAAGGTTTTTACCAAGCATTTGGTCATAAACAGTAGAAGTTCCAGCAGGAACAATTACCCCTCTAATTGCATTAGCAGCGTTAGCAGCATTAATACCACCTCTAGTAGCTAGATCATTTAAGTATCTAAAGTCAGACTTGTAGAAGTCATAAGAACCTCTTCTAAAACCAGAGAAACCTAAATTAAGCGCCATATCTTCAGAGTTATCAAACACTCCGTAAGAAGTACCACCAGCTCCGTAAGAATTCATTGAAGCTAACATATCATCGATAGCTAAACTAGTAGCTCTGTTTACGAATAACATGTTTTCTTCAATAGCACCTTGCTTGTCAAACTCAGTAAGTATTGCATCAAACTCAGCTAAATCAGTAGCAGCGTTAACACCAGTAACACCAGAAGTAATATTACCTCTTGATTCAATAGCAGCAAATAAACCTTCAGTACCTACGTTTCCAGCACCAGAAGCTGAACCTTTTATAACAGCTGTACCATCAATTCCAGACGCAGCTAAGTTTAATTCACCTTCTAACATTGCCATTTCTAAGTAATCATTAAATCTAGCTCTTGTGTCAGCTTCAGCTTTTAAGTACCACATGTAACCTGATTGGCCACCTTCAGAAGCAATTTCAACCCAACCAACTCTAGCTGTATCAGAACCTGATACTTCGTAGTAGTCTTTTAAAATAATTGGTTTGTTACTAAAAGTTTTGAAAGCCGGCTCATTAGCTCCTCTTCCAGTAGCATCAGTAGAACCATCAGCAGCGTTGTAACTATCACCTTTACCAAATTCAGAACCATAAACTAATATAGTTGTGTCTTTAGTTCCATTAATAGTTGTTAAACCAGCATCGCTTAAGTTTGCAAAATCATAAGGTTGTACATCTATTACGTCTGTTGTATCAGTTGCTGTAACTAAACATTTAACAACTCCTTGAGCGTTTGCTATAATAACAGTGTCATTAACTCTAACACCGTGATTAGAACCTATATCATTATCATCAATATCACTTTCAATTTCGATTTCACCACCAGCAGCAGTACCACCAGAATGTGAGTTAAGATGACCTTTGTAAGATAAGTGTAAACGACCTTGCTCAGACCAAATAACTTGATCAGCAGTCATCGCTTCTTCAGCCCCAACTTGTGATAAAAAACCTGAAATAGTTCTCGGTCCGAAAACTTCAGCTTCTTTTTCCATTAGGTCTGGTAAATATTGTTGAGCCCAACCCATATCTTGGTTGAAATCAATGTAGTTTGATGATAACGCTTGCGGTTTAGCAGCAGGTACGCTATTCAAACTAGGACCATTTGTAATTGCCATAATTTTGTAATTTTAAATTTGTTATTTATTTTTGTTTTTAATTTTAAACTTGAAATCAGCAGTGTTATCACCTAAAACTCTAACTTTAATTCCACCTGCCTCAACCTCACCATGAGATTGTCTAGCTGTCATATTTACGTTTTTAGCATTTTCAATACTATTTTTCATAGCATCAGCCATACCTTGCTCGTAAAAATGTTTTGCTATAGCATCAGGATTCATAGCAGTATATAGTCCTTTGTGATATCCCGCAGCGTCTTCCATTACGTTATTTTTATTCAAAAACTTTTTGACAAAATTATTAATGTCGCTTTGAGACTCTTTAGTCTTATTAACATCTTTTACATTATACCTAAACTTTTTATCACCGACGTTATATTCAAAACCTTTGAACTTGTCGTTAAAAACTTTATTAGTTTTATTCATAAAAGTAGAAGTATTATCTTCTAATGTTTTTTGACGTGTTGCTTCTTCCTTGTTGTATCTATTAAAGAAATCCATAGCTTTTTGTTGTTCAGGTGTAAGCTTTGAACCAGCTTTAATCTCTTCATAGTATTTGGACTTTTGCCTGTCCAAGTGGCTTTTAGCGCTGGCAACTTGCTCTTTTAACGCTAATTTTTTTCTTCTTATTTCCCTTTCATTGTCTCTGTCTTCATCATAAGAAAACTGATCTTCCATAAGGAAATTAATTTCTTCATTATTTAAATGAGGTTTAGTTGATTTATAATACTCATACAGTAAATCTTGATCTTCTAACTCGTTATAATCTCTATTTAAAGCTACATAGTCACTTAGATCGCCACCAGTTTCTTCCATAAAGTCTACTAACTTCTGTATATTTTCTGGTAATGGTTTTCCAGTAGCTTCAGCTTCAGCAACAGCCTCTTCAACTTGTTCAACTATTTCTTGCTCTTCTTTATCTGTAACCTCTTCTAATACTGGTGCTTCTTGTGTTTCGCTTTCCGGCTGTACTTCTTCTTGTTTTTCTTCGGGCTCGGCATTTTCAGACTCTGCAACCACTCCGCTGTCGTCAGTGTTATCTTCTTTAGTTTCATTTTCTTTTGGTGTTGGTGGTTTAGTTAAATCTACTTTTATAATGTTAGGATTGTCAGCAGACTCAAATTTACTCATATCAACTTGCTCAGTTGTTTCTTGTGTAGTTTCTTCAACTACGTTTTCTTTGTTTTCTTCCATGATATAATATAATAATAATTAATAATTTTAAATTCCAAGACCACCTAATATATCATCACTTGCTCGCTCAAAGTTTTTAGGTGTTCCACCTGTGTTTCTTTGCTCTATAAGTTCTGATTGTTGTGTAGCTTGTATTCTAGTTCTTTCATCTTTTCTATCTTCTTTCATAACTTCTTTTCTATCAGATTTACCTTTATCTGATTCAGCTATTTTTATTTTAAAACCATACTCAGCTTCAATTAGTTGTTTTTTCATTTCTAACTCTTCTCTCATTTTTTGAGATTCTAATTGCGCCTTTACTCTTTCAAGTTCTATTTCGGTTTGAACTAGTTGTTTTCTTTTGTTAACTTCTGCTTCGGCAGCTGCAGCAGCAGTTTCTTGGTTAGCTTGACTTTGAGCTCTTATATTTTCTTGCTGCATCCTTTGATCTCTCTCTATTTTCTTTTTTCTTCTTATTTTTAAAAGTTGATTAGCAAGTTTAACATTTTTAATTTCTCTAAGATCTATAGCATCTTCTATATCTATAGACTGTTGAGCTATTGCAGCTTGTATATTATTTTCAAGTAGCATTTTTTGCTCTTCGTCTGGAGCTAACTCTATAAATATACCAAAGTCATAAAGATGTAGTTCAGATATTTCTTCTAAAGTAGCAACGTTATGAGCGCCTATAGCCTGTATAAAAGCGTCTTTTGTAGGTGAATATTCTACAATGTCAGATATTCTAAGAGAAAGCTTTTCGCATATTTCTGCTGTTAAAAATAAACCTGACTGCATTATATGTCTTGTAGCAGTGTTAGAATTTGCTGCGGCTAGTTTTTGCACGCCAACTAAAGAGTATTTATCTGGCTTAGAACCGTCTGCTGCCTCGTTTAATCCAGTCACATCTCTTATCATTTGTAAATAATAGTTGTATGTTTGTATTAAACTATTCATTTTATTACCTCCAGCGCCACTAGTTATTTCTTGTATTGGTACTTTACCTGGATTCATATCGCCTTCTGACGTAAAGCTCCTTCCTATCACAGATCCAGTTTGGAAAAACATGTTTAAAGCTTCTTGTGGATTATAGTTTGTACCATTACCTAAATCTATTTCAGCAAGACCATCAGCATCAAGATAAACACCATCAGGTATCATACGTGCCATAACTTGCTGTAACTTTAAATGTGTTAATTGTATCATATCAGCAAAACCAGTACATCTACTAACTAAAGACTCAATACGACCTTCGTACATGCGAGGAGCAACAATACTATAGTTCATTTTAACTTTAGTAAAATCACTTTTTGATCTCATCATGTTTTGAGATTTTTCCCATTTTAAAAGCTTTTCTGTACCTAATATTAAAGCTCCTTCAAACAAACACTCTATTTGTCTCATCATTTTACTGTAACCACCTTCTAAATTTTCTGGCGGATTAAAGCTATCATTTTTAGGTATAATTTTATCAGCTCCAGTTCCAGTCTTTTTTACTTTATATACTTCGTTCATATAAGTTTTGTAATCAAAATATAAAACTTGAACTTTATTATAGTCTTGTCTATTTTTTTTGTAGCTTTTATTATAACCGTTATAGTTACTACTTTTTTGTTGTATTTCTTTTAAATCTTCATTTTTTAAATGAGGAAATTGCTTTACTAATTCATTAATAGGTATTTCTTTAACTTCACCAACGTAGTATATGTCATCAAAGTACGGCGAATCTGTATAAGAATAAACTAGATTAGCTGGATCAACATATCTTACCGTAGCTCCTTCTGAAGTGTTAAAATCTGTTTTAGTAGCGCCTATGCCTATAACTGTTAAATCTCTAAGTACTCTTTTTCTAGTTAGTTCATATTTGTTACCTTCTAACAAAACGTTTAAAGCTTGCTCTTCTGCTATTTCAATAGCCTGCTTGTAAGTTAGCTGCATGTGTAGCGCTACTTCTTCTTCTGTCTCTGGTAAAGTTTCTTGAGGATTTTCATTTAAAGGTATTCCAAAAGCTTGTTTAGACAACATGTTTAACTCTTGAGTTCTAACATCTTTTAAAACAGACTCCATGTATTCTGTTCTTTTAGCAACACCATACGGATCTTGTGAATATGCTTTTATATCAAATAATCTTTCTGCCATACCGTTTACAACTATATCTACAAACTTAGGTATAATTGGAACTGGCTTCCAGTCTAGATTTAAATAGCTTAAGTCACCATTTATAGACAGCTCATCTTTGTACTTTTGTATAGGCTGTTCGCCTCTAGCGTAAAGTCTTAAACTATGAAAATTATTCTTTATGTTATTGTATCTACTATTATGACTGTGTGTATTAGTCTCGTCGCCAAACCACTCATGTTGAATAGCTTTGGCTATTTGCAAACCATACTCATAGCTTATTTTCTCTACATCGCTAACTACTTGACTTGGAAAGTTTATGTAACTCATATTATTTTTTAATTATTTTAGACATATTACCTTTGTTTGAATATTTAGAAATATGTATATTTAATTTTTGTTTTTCTATTTTAGCATTAGGAGCATATAGGTGCCTATTATTAGCCATTATAGCTAAACCAGAGCTTATAGAAGCATCATGTTTAGTTCTTTTGTTTATATCAAACTTGCTCCAATCATTTAACAATTCGTTAAAATATAAATCGCCAAAACTACCATCTTGCTTCATACCTACATGATCTTGTATGTACATTTCAATAGCAGCGGCATGAGCTTGTTTAATATCTTCGCTAGAGTTTGGTATACCACCAACTTCTTTTTCCGCAACAGATAATTTGTTCCAAACTTTATCAGGTCTATTCATACTAAAACCTCTATAACCTCTACGTCTTAAATAATACAAAAGCCTAGGTTTATTGTTCTCTGCAAGTATTGGCATACCATAAAACACTAATGCCATCAATACGTCTTCAAAGAATATTTCAGCTGTAGGTGGTCTTGACAAGTATTCTAAAAAGAAGCTATTCGCAGGAGCGTCCTCCATACTAAACCTGGTTAAGCCGTGTAATGCTCCTTTAGATCCTACACCATCTACAGTTCCTGATATATCATAAGAGTCACAACCAAATGCTCCCATGTGTTCATTACCAGGATATTTTATACCGTTTTTAATAACCACTCTATTTTGTAATTGTTGAGGCGGTACCCAACTTATTTTAAATCTACCTTTTGGATCTGGATAATAAATTACTTGAGAATCTTTAATACCATTAACCCATTGAAAGTTACCAGTTGTAACACCAAGAGATCTACCCATCTCTTCATTATAATCTATCTGCTCGTATATTTTTATTAAGTTAAATATACTATTTTTTGTTTCATCTCTAAACGCGTGTTCAGTTGTTCTTGGAAACTGTCGGTAAAATTCATTTAAAGCATCTTGATCGTTTTTTAAACCGTCAGCTTCATTTTGCCAGTGATCAATTACGCCTATATCTATTAATTCACCGTCTGGGGCAAGCACATCGTTGTCAGGAGTAGTGAATACTGGAACTCCATACTCATCAATAAATCCTTCGTAGTTCCATTCCATTGGGATAAAAAGAGAATATAAACCAGATTTTGTTTGGCCATTTCTATTTCGTTTAGTGACATCTGATGCATTGTATAGTTTTTTAAAGTTATTTCCACCTTTGTCAAGAGCGTTTGAAGTTGAGCCCATCATGCACTTGCCAATAATTCTACTACCTAATCTAAGACATGTTTTAGTAACTCTCCAATTGTTTAATATATTATCTGGCCTTTCCCATTTACCGCTTTCATCATGTACTAGTAAAGCTAGTTTTTCACCGTCATAACTATTGTCACCAGTATTTTTCCAGTCAATAGTCGTATCTAATCCTTGTATATCTTCAAGTTGTTCGTTTGCAGTAATCTTTTTTCTAGTAAACTTACTAGCTGGAACTCTATATGCTAACTCTGATTTTGGCCTATCCATACCATCTTGTATAGGTTTAAAGAAAAATGGATAGTTAATACTAATTGGTACTACTTTATCTGTAAACATTTTTTTAGCATCAGCACCAGTTTTAGAAAGTATCCCATATCTACTATCACTTGATATAGTGGCTAAATTAACTGTTTCGGCTGAAGACATAAAAGAAAAACCAGAACGACGGTTTTTAAGATAACACATACCATAGCATCTTTTGTCTGCTTTGCATGCTTCCCAAAATATATAAAATAATCTATTAGCTTCTCTAAAGTCAGGTGCACCTACGTCTATTTTACTCCATTGAAGATACATATAATGAGCGCCTGTTATGTAAGTTGGTTTACCATTGTTTATAAACCAAAAGCCTTCATCTCTTCTTCTAAACTCTTCGTCTATATAATCAAACCATTGTTCTTTTTGTTCTTCTGGATGGTTTCTCCAATCAAATATATTTTTTAATCTACTTAATTCTTTTGGATAATTTATTTTTTGCCATTTGTTTTTGGCATTGGAGTGCACGTGCATTGGTTCCATCGGCAAAGCAATGCGCAGCCCTTGTATTTCAAGTATCTTCCCAATTCTACCAGTTTTTGATATAATAACGATATCGTTTTCTTTATTGTATCCATATTTCCATTTTTTAGATTTGTTAAGCCGACTAATAGTCGTGCGTTTAATAGGTTCTATTATTTTAACTAAACTTTGCTCGTACATTACTTAGAT